TTAGACAGCACCGCTACCCTTCACTGGCGTTCTGCCAACCACGATCCGTCCTGGCTCGCCATCAACCCAACTCTCGTACTGGAACAAACCCAAGCTCCACGCATCCTCATGCTCTGTCAGCGCCCAAAGCCTAGCGGCCTCGGCGAACTCCAACATATCGGAGAGCTGATCTGCATCGACTTCTCGCCGCTTCCTGGCGGCAAATGCCATTTCGGCCAGTACCCTGGCTCTGCCATCCGGATCTGTCACCAGAGCGGTGTGGTCGTTGAGCTCGGCCAGCCAGGCCCTTGGCAAGCTGCCCATCATTCCGCCCTGCACCACCACAACTGCGCGTACATCACGCCGTCGATCTCCTCAACACCGTTGATGTTGATGCCAAGCTGCGCCATGCCATTGACTTTGGCGTCATGGAGCCGAGGAATGATGTCAGGGCCGGGCGTGGGGTTGAATACCCAGGCCTGCGTGGCTACACGGCCGAGGGGCTCGCTGTGATGATCGCCAATGTGTACGTCAGCGCGCAGGGCTGGAACTCTGCGGAGCTGGTCATGAGGAATAGCCACGCCATACTCGCGGCGGCGAACGAGGAGGAAATACATAGGGCACCAATACTGTATGTGTATACAGTATCGTAAGGCTCAGCCCTCGTAGCCGCAATGACCGGCCAGCGGCTTCAGTGCAGTGGAGGCAAATCCTTGCCTCTGGCTTTCGCGACCACGCGGAGCTGGTAGTCACAGACCACCTGAAATAGAGACTCTGCGAGCAGATGCAGCCGCTCCACCTCCTCCGGAGGCTGCCCGGCGTCTTGGGCCGCATGGTAGGCGCGCATGGCATCGAGAGCCTCTTTGAGCAGAGACTCCCCTGCCTCGACCATACCAATGAAAGTCCGCTTCTCCATGACCTGCTCCGATCAGTTGATCAGCGCATTATAGGACCTCTCGCAGAGCTGACCCGCTATTCGGGCGTTGTCATAAGCTTTCGCCAGCTCTCCCGCTCGAGCATCAGCCCGTGTGAGCAGGTCGGAGAGCACCATGGCGGCGCGGGTGGCTGCCTGGCCTCGGGCGACAGCGGCGGTATCCGCGCCGGGGCAACTGACGGAGGCGGCGAACTGGGCGCCGTCGTCGCGCAACCGCTGGCCAGCAGCATCGGCGCCAGCAGCACCAGCATAAGCAATGGTTCGTTGTTCCTGAGCATCAGTTCTTCCCTCATCCTGCGCCTGCGCGCGTCGATGTTCTTCCTGCCGCGCACTGCGCTCGCCGATCACCTCGGCCAGGCGATCGCCGCTGTCTCGTTTTGCGGAGGCCTGTGCAGCCTCCGCGCGCTCTACTGCCCTGCCGTGCTGGTACACACCCCAGTAGGATGCGAGCAGCGCCAGAAGAACCAGCGATCTCAATGTGAAGGAATTCATGCCAGCACCCTCAGCGCGATGTCGTACAGCGCCAGCCGTTCAGCTGCGCCGTGTGGCGTCTTGCCCGGCTGGCCAGTGTTGATGATGCTGCCGATATCGCGGATGCGCCCGGCGTCGGCCAGCTGGTTCAGTCCATGCTTGGCCCACCACCAGGCAGCCGACTGAGCGGCGTGCTCGGCCTGCTCGAGGAGATCGGGTTCATCCTCGAGCGGCAGGCCCAGGCCCGCCCCGGCTTCGCGATAGTTGCTCCGGCCAGTGACCTGCAGCAGGCCGCGCCCACGGAAGCGCCAGCCATCGCCGGATGCCTCCGGACCGTTGCCCATCCGCCCGCCATAGGCCTTGTTGGCGATTTTCTCCGGCTGCCGGGCATACGCGGCGGCGGTCTGCGCGGCGAACCGGCTTGGCCAAGTGCGCACCAGGGCTTCGGCGCTGTAGTTGAGGTTCTCCACCAGGTTGCGCAGCTGGCCCGACTCATGGGCGACCTGGGCCAGGAACGCGGCTTGACGAACTAGGCTGTCAATGCGCCAGCGAACCATGGCGCGGTTAAGCGCGGGCAGGAAGGCGCCGGCAACCGGCCGGGCCTTGGGCATGATCTGCAGCAGCTGCTGCTCGGTGATCGGCATGGCTTTTCTCCAGGCAAAAAAATACCGCCAGGCGGCGGTCGGTGGTTTGGTGTGGGTTAGGCCGGCGGCGCGGGCCAGTCGATATCGACGGGGTAGCCCTCTTGGTCGGGAAGACGGTTCAGCGCCACGCGGAAGCGCTTCCATTCCTTGAGCAGAGCGAGCTCGGCATCCGTGGCCTCCTCCAAGTCGACTGCGTCCTGCAGCGGCAAAATGGCAGCGTCTGCGATCGCACGGTATCGGGACGCCTGCGCTTGGGCTGCCAGTAGCGGATCAGCTGCAGCGGGATCTTGCATAGGCGGAAGCTCCACCGCTGGCAGATCTTCAACAGAGACGTGCAGGGTAATGCTGTGAATGAGGTCGGCCGGCTCGCCATCCTTGGCCACGCTAACCGCTAACGTGCCCTCATTGAACCCGGTCGAAATGGAGGCGCCAGCGTCGAGCTGGTTGATAACGTAGCCCCAGCCCTCCGGCGGCGGCACCATGCCCAAGGTCCCGTGCACCAGGTACTGGCCAGGGCCTGGGTGATCGACCGAAAGGTCCGATTTGCCCAAGGACGTGATGTCGAGAATTTCGCCACTGCCGGCAATATTGATTGCTGCTCGAGTCATGGTCATATGGCCTTCAAGGTTCCGTCAGCGGCGCGGGTGGTGTTGCCGGTGTGGTAGATGATGTTGAACCCCACCGCCGAGTAATCCCCGGAGCGGAATCCGATGACGCCACCAGGTGAGGTGCTCATGTAAAGCTGTGCGCCAAGGTACGTGCCTGGGTTGCCGGGGAATGCCAGGTTCATGCACACGCCGTAGGGGATCGGGCGGTACTGCGTGGCATCGGCGATGACGCCGAAACTTGTTTCAAGGCGGTTCATGTCCGGCATGATCGAGGAATCACTGACCGCCTCGCGCGAGCCCAGCCCAAGCGCGGGCACGGTGAGCACTTGGCCCGCGGCCACCCCGACAGTGCGAGTGGCCGCGTTGCCAAGCTCCAGGCCAGCGCGGGCAGTTGCAGGCGTGGTTCCACCTGTACCACCCTTTGCAACAGGTAGTGCGGCAGGCAGTGTCTGGGGTGATCCGGTCGCCCCCAAAGCGTCATAGACTTCATCGAAGTTCGCCGCAATCTTCACATTGGCGCTGCGCGGACTGTCTCCGCCTTGGCCGGTGATAGGAGCGCCGAGGTTGATCACTTGTCTCGTCATTTTTGCACTCAGTTATAAGGGAAAGGGTAGTCGCTCGATCTGATAACCAAAGCGTTTGGTAGAACGCCAGCAGGAATATCGAAGTAAGTGTTCACATAAGAATTTGATTGATACATAGTCGTGCGTGCCGCATCGGCAGCTACGAACGTGATACCGCCAGAGGACCCGAAGCATCCATCCATGCAGGCCATCAAATTCACTATCGCAGGACTTAGGCCTGGGTCAGGACTTGGCGATCTTTCTCTCTTTCCCTGTCCCATTGTCCTGCTGTAAATAATACTCGCTGCAAATTCGCCAGCACCTATGGGCATGAATACTCGCGAAGTCCAACTGACGTAATACCCACTTACCCCTGATGGCCTGTCCCAACTATTGCTACCCCCCTGATAAACCGAGCCGTAGCCACTTGCTAATGGATTCCCCGGAGGAGGAGCAGCCACGTTGGCGATGATATTCAAGGGCACCTGACTGGAGTTGAAGGTCAGGGCGTTTGCTTCATTCCAACACTTAAGCCCATTGATAGGCCCCGAGTCCCTCATGGTGTCAAAGTAGTAGAACTTCGTACTCGCGGAAGCAAGCATGAAAAAGAAGGTTGTGACATTCCCGACTTTTGACGATCCGCACGAAATGCCGCTCCCGTTGATGAAGACGATTGGTGCGACCGCGCCCTCCACTGCGAAGCCAAAGAGGATGTCAGTCTGACTGGTTTCCGAGTAGTTGGAAGGGTTGGATGGGTCAAGCTGAATGGACCGTAGATACAGCCTGGGCCAGCTTCCTACCTGCTGTAGATACCCGCTCTTCCTGAGCCCATACGCGATATAGCGCGTATCAAATAGTTGACTTGTATCCTCTCTTAAGGCTACGAATCTGGCTGACATTTTCCACCCTATCGATAACCGTAATGAATGCGGCAGTTTAAAGAGTAAAACCCCCAGCCGGCCTGATAGGAATACTGCCACGTTAGCGTATTACCGTTCAGGCTCACAGCTGGGCGCTTACCCAAGTATCTATCCTGCTGACTGAGTTCCACGACCGCAAAAAAGAGCGTCTTACCAGCGGGCGCAGCAGGAATGATGACGCTACCGTTGGCAGCATTAGTGTCAACATATCCAAGCATCTGGCTGATAGGCTGCGTCATCTGTACTAGAACTACTCCGTTCACTAAGAACGATTTAAACCCAGTAGCCATTAGACCCCGATCCCCATCATCGTTGCTGGATTGCCGTTGGAGTAGAAGGTATTGACCTGACCATTTTTGATTTCTGTCGTACCCTCAGCATTTTGTCCGCGCAATGCAAACGTGCCGGTCACCATGTTCAACTCAATCAAAGGACGCCCAAAAGAATCTACCGCCTGTGAGCGAAGCGTCATGCCAAGTATCAACTCTTGAATGAATGCTTTGTTGATCAGCGCGGTATTCACGAACAGTTGGCCGTTCTCAAAGACAAACAAGTTGGCTTGCGGTCCATTTAGCCCGTTGATGATTGCAACGCGCTCAGCGGACAGCAAAATCTCACCAACGCTGCCATCGCTTCCCTGGATGATTCCAGTAGCCACCTTTTTGCCAGCGACGTTTGTCTCTGTTTTCCATGAAGAGATCGCCGACACGCGTCCGTTTGCATCTGCGATGGCCTGGTCATTACGCTGGATAGCGGCCGTGTTCTCCCCTTGCTTGGCCTGCACTTGGCTGAACTGGGTCGCGGTGGACTGCTGCAGGTCGACAACCGATTCGCTGACCTGCCGCACAAGTGCATTGGTCTGGCCTTGCTGGGCCTGAACCTGGCTGAACTGTGTTGCCGTCGAGCTGCTCAGATTGACCACCGACTCACTGACCTGCTGCACAAGCGCGCTCGTCTCACCTTGGCGTACCTCAACACGATCTGTGCGCTTGGCCTGCGCAACGTCACCCTCGATGCGAGCAGACTGCTCAGACCATGCACCCACGAAGGTCAGCTCAGAACCGGCAAAGTCGTCCTCGCTGCCGGCCATCGGTGGGTTGATCTGGGCAAAGACACCGTCGATCTTCTCGGCATTCGCCTTGACCTGGCCATCAATGGTTTCGACCGTGCCCTTTATCTGGCTCAGGCCCTGGGCCGTGGCCTCTGTCCCTGTGACCGGGTCATTGACCTTAGCCTGCACAGACTCAAGCCTTTCGGCCGTCGCAGTGATGCGGCCATCCTGCTCTTCGATATCAGTCCGGTTTCTGCTGACTTGCGCGGCCAAGCCGTTGGCAGTGCGCACCGCCTGCCCTATGTCCTCCCAATACAATGAGTTTGGCGGGGGCGTGTTGACTGGCACATCACCTTTGGCCTGATACAGCTTGCCGTCACTGCCGAGCACACCTTGATCAGCGGTATACGTCGCGCTGGGGTCGTAAGGCATGGAGTCCGACAGGTCGCCAATCTCGTCTCGCAGCTCGCCAATGCGTGCGTTGACCGAGCCCGGACCATCGCCCGAAATGAGCTCGATCTCTTCACGAAGCTCGGGATAGAGCGCGCCGCTGCCGATTTTGTCGCGGTAGTATTCCTCGTACTCGGTCTGGTCTGAGCTTGAGCGCCCTTGCACGCCTGCGCCCTCCGGGTACCACGGACCGACATTGCCGGAGCGGTCGATCAGACGCGCCCAGTAGAAGAACTCGACGCCAGCCGCCAGGCCATGAATCTGGTGCTCGGCCTGGGGGTAAGCGAAGTCGCCGAGCTTTATCGCTTGGTCGCGGCTGGTGGTTGCGCTCTGCCAGATTTCCGTGCGCTGGGTGTCTTCCGCACCAGGTGGGAAACCCCAGGCCAGGTCGGTACCGTAGACCAGCGGAGTTGCCCTCAAGTACGTGACCGCAGGCGGCGTACCCTGCTTGCCCTTGAGATCGGTAAGCATCGAAGCGCGCCAGGACGATGTGATATCAAACGCACTCACCGCCCGCACGCGCGCCATGTAGGCGCCAGCGTAGATGCCCACCACATCCACAGAAGTGGTGCCAGTGCGCTGCAAGCGTATCCAGTTGCCGTTGTCCTTGCGCCACTCCACGTCATACGCGGCAGCGCCCTCCACCGCTGGCCATGCGATCGTCATGGTGCTGATCGCAATGCCTTGGTCAACGGCATAAGCCGAGGACAGCGAGACGCTCGCCGGCGCCTGCACGGTGGTGATCGGGATAACGCTGATGGGCCGCTCGTCCAGTTTGGCGCCGGTGTCGATCGCATCGAACTTGCTCGGGTTGAACTCCAGGGCCGTGAACTCGTACTCACCCTCATTGCTGACCCGCTTGAGCACCCGGAATAGCTGGATGGCCAAGTCTTCGTAATCGATCGCCCACTGAAGCTCAGGCTCTGGCTGCAGCGCGTACGCGGTCGTCACGGTGACGGCACGGCCGTTCACCGACTGCACCGTTCGGCCTTGGGCAGTGCCGTTGGGTAGGTTGATGATCAGGCGATCACCAGCCTTGATCGGGGTGTCCCGGTCCAATGTCACCACCCGCCCCGCTGCGGCAGAGATACGGCCACCGTTCGGGCGCCCTGCGACCAGCTCATCGGCCACCGGGATGACATAGCCCGGCAGCACGTTGGCGCCTTCCATGCCAGTCTTGAAGGTCACCGTCCGGTCCTGGCTGTTACTCAACAGCGCCCACTTGCCACGACGCTGGGCTTCGCTGGCTCGCGTGCACCCAATGGCAGAGATTTCAACCGGCCGATCGCGGTACCGCCGCTGAAGGGCGTTGTCGGTGACCGGGACCACATCGGTGTCGTAGTTGTTGGCCGGGTTGTCGTAGCTGACCAGCGCCCGGCTGTAATGCGTGTCTCGACCAGCGCCACCGTAAATGAAGTCGCCGTCGATGACATTGGACCTGGTGAAGACGTAGTCGATGTCCTGCGCGCGCGGCATGTCCGCCTGCATGAACAGCGAGCCCTGAGCCCAGTACACCATGCCCCGGTAAATGGCAGAGAGGTCACGAAGCAGCGTCCAGGCCTCGGCCTTGCCCTGCAGGTTCAGGTCGCAGAGGTAGCGCGGCTCTTGGCCACCGATGCCATCCGGCACCAGCTGGTCGCAGTACTGGCCAATGCGATACATCTCCCACTTGTCGACCATCCAAGGCTGGATACGCTTGCCCAGGCCGAACCGGTCGTTGACGCAAATGCCGTACGTCGCCCACACGGGGTTGTTCGTCCAGGCCTGCTTGAAGGTGCCGTCCCACACGCCGGTATAGGTCCGGGTGACTGGGTCGTAGTTGCTCGGTACCGGCCAGCGTTTGGCCTTGCACTTGACGGTCACGGCCGGGATGTTCTGGAACTGCTGGGCATCGAACTCGATGTAGAGGAGCGCGGTATTCGGGTACCGGATTTTCTGATCGATGATCTCGGTATAGCCGGCGATTGTCATCGTGTCGCCGATGGTGCCGCTGTTGGCATTGGGCGTGAGGCGGCGAACGCGCATCATCCAGCCCGATGTCGCCGCGGGCAGGTTGACGCGCACAGAGCGCTGGTAGCCCGTTGTGCTTTTGCCGTCGACCGCTCCCTGGTGCGCTTCAACGTATGCACCGCCATCAGTAGCGATATCGATCGCATACTCAATGCGGTAGCCGTTGGTGTTGCCCTCGCTGTCCTGCTGAGCAAGTCGCGGCCAGGCCATGCGCACGCGCACCGCCGAAAGCTGCGTGTTGCTCAGCGCCCGAGTGAACGGGTTGTCACTGCGCAGCTCGACGTTGACCGTCGTCTCGTTCTCGACCGAAGGGATGCCTTGAATGTAGTCCTGCTCGACAGTCCCACGGCGCCATTCCCACTTCACACCAGGGAAGTTGACGTTGCCGTTGGCATCCATGATTGGCGTGTTGTCGAGGTGGATGTCACGGTCGGTCGGGTCGCCGTCGAACTCACCCTCCCCAACGGCCAGAAGAATTTTGGCAAGGTTGGTGGAGCGGAGACTATCCGGAGCTTCGACCGGGGTTTTGGGCTTGCTGTTGCCGCCCTTGGAACCGGTGATGTCGAGGTGAGCTGCTGCGCCCATGCTTTCCTCCGGGCATAAAAAAACCGCCTGGAGGCGGTCTGTTCGAATGGTTGGCCTAAGCCTTGTCTTGCGCTTCGATTGAGGCTGAGATGATCGCCCCGCCCCAGCGGCGTTCGCCGATGCAGATCGGGACCGGGTTGCCGCTGGCAGTGGTGTTCTTGGCGCTGCCGAAGGCGTAAGACGGGAGGTTCTCAGGCGCGCCGCTTTGAGATAGACCCTTTGCCTGTGGGCTGAGCATCTGAATGACGCCACCGGCTGTCATCGCAATGCCTGCGCTGATCAAAGGCACGCCAAACGGTGTCGCCGCCAAGAAGACACCGGCGACTATCAGGGTTATACCGATAATGGTCTGCAAGAGTCCTCCGCGCTTGCTTCCCCCGACTACGGGGACGATCCGGACTTCTTGAGTTCCCGCTCTGGAGAAACAGTCCTGGCCAACGTTCCTTCGATTACGGAATATGGCAAAGCGCAAACCTAGGCTGTCGAGTCGCCGAATTTCGTCTTCAAATCCTGGCAGCGTTGCTCTCAGCGCTTTGAAAACCTCCCAGGTCTCTCCGCTGTCGATTTGTCTACGATGTGTTCGGCCGAACTTGCGCGCGAGCGATCCTGACAGCTTGATAGTGGTCATCGATGCGAACTGTGGCGCGGTCTTGATCATTGATGTTAACCCTTAGCAACGACCGCTGCTGGGCGGCCTCGTTATTCGTAGTTGATGTATGGGCCGATGAAAATACCGCTCATATCACCACTGATTCTGTAGATACTCTCCGCACCGCGTTGCACGTTAGCGGTAATTGATCGAATGGCCATGCCGCCACAAAGGCCTGTGTCCGCCAGTCCCACCCCTAAATTGGGTTGCCCTGCCGGGACGTGAAAGCTTGCGCGTTGACCAGTGCCAACCTTCGCTGCTTTTTTCCCGTCTATGTAAACGACCACATCGCAGCCAGAGCCAGCGGCCCCGGTATCTCTAACGACGGTCAACTTGCCACTGTCGGCGCCGAGCTCCGCCTGAAACCCATACAGTTCATCGCTAGGGACAGGGGTGGCTTTTGACACAGGCATTGCCGATGTTGCGCACCCCGCAAGCAAGGCAACGCTTAAAGCGACACTGAAATTTCGCATGGGATTCCTTCCTTCAAAAAAAGGAAATGTACCATCACACGGCTTCACGGTGCCGCAGCACCAAGCGCGCCCTTTCCTGCCAGGGCCCGCCGTAGACGATTAATTCCGAGGGTCGCCCGTACATGTGGTGCAGCATGAAAGGACCTGGTCCGAAGACATCTGCTTGCTCGCCGGGGAGCGCGGGATCAGCCCCCAGGAAGATGCCGGCGTGGTTAGGGTGCGCTGTGCGGCCCACGGCCATGACGATCATGTCGCCACGCGCCGGCTTGTCGACCTGGTAAAAGCCAGCCGCCTCGAAATGCTGCTCGTACAGGCTCGGGTTGGCGGCCTGCTCCCACCACCCGTCCTCGCGGGCGTAGGCTGGGAACTCCAAGCCCCACTCCCGCTTATACCAGTCGGCGCACACTTGCCAGCAGTCCCAGGCGCCGTGCACGAATGGGCGCCCCAACAGCTTCGTCTCACCGGTTGGCGTGATGGTCCGCAGGTCGCCCTCTGGCCAGGACAAGATGTGCCAGGGCAGTCCGGTGGCCTCGCACATGGCAAGGTCGCGCGGGGATGGCCTGCTAGTTGCGTCGGGGTGTGAATGCACGATGCCGATCACGTCGCCCAGGTACTCGGCTGCAGCGTACTGCTCGGGCGCTATCCGGAATTCTTCACCCGGATCTGCTGCGGTGTTCTCGCACGGCACGTAGCGCTGCGATCGGCCGCTGGCAATGAGCAGACCGCAACACTCGCGCGGATATTCAGCCGCAGCGTGCGCCTGCACGGCGGCGAGAATGTGCTTGCGCATGGTCAACTCCTTGCTATCAGTGACACGGCAGGGAAGCCGCCAAAGGGAACGGGATTGCCGGCGCCAAAGCGCACGACGCAGCCGGTGTCGAGACAACCATTGCAATCGTCCTTGGCCGGATCATCCGTGGGATTGCCATCCAGGTCGTAGTAGGGGCCGGTGTAGCCGCAGTTCGGCCCCCGGTAACCGTTGGTCATAGCCCAGTGGCACAGCGTGGTCATCTGCCGTCCGATAGACTCCCCTCCCACATCCCCCGGGCTGGCCAGCTCCCATGTCACCATCTGGCCGTTTTCGCCCGTTTTCTGGTCGATGAACCAGATCTCGATGCTTTCCTGTGTCGGGTCTGCGGTGGGGTTGCCGGCTGGAAAGTTCGCGGCATCTAGGAACTCGCCCAGCGTGTTGCGGATGGTCAGTTTGAACTCGAGCAGATTCGCGAAGGCGAGGCACAGCGCGGTAATTCGCCCGTTGACGTTACCGACGGACAGTTTGGGCCTCACCGCGGTGCCGTCCGAGTTTGCTTCGATGCCCTCGACCTTCAGCGGCCAGGCGCCATATTCCTCACCCTGCCACCAGATAGACTTAGCCGGCAGTTGGTCGGCATCGGCGCCAGCCGCTGCAAGCTCCTGAGCCGTGTGCGGGATGGCATGGCCGTGGAACCGCAGCACGTCAGCACCGAAGTCGGAGCCGTCGAGCTCGAACAGCACCACCTCAGAGCCTGGCTCTAGCTTCTGTATCTGCTTGATCAGGCTCATGGGTGATAGGCTCGCTCGAATGTCAGGTTGATAACGGCCACATCCCCAGGGCGGCGCTGCTGGCCGATGCGCTCGCATCGGTACATGCCCAGCTCACCGCCTGGGGGCGTCCACAAAAAAGATCGGTACCCCTTGTGCACTCGAATGAAGTCGACTATCGGCTTCACCTCGTCAGCGGTACCGCCGAATGTCAACGTCCACGTGTCCGTCTCAGCATTGAGGCCGTCGCCCACGACCTGGGCGTAATTGTCACCAAACTGGGATTTGCGCGTCTTGAGCGTGCTGTCGCCCGTTGCCTCGTCATCAGGTGACCAGGTGAAAGTCTCGATTGCCACGGTTATCTCCCATTCGCGTTTCGATAACTGGTGCCGCCGGGGCGCCAGGAAGCAGCAATGGCACGATCGGCAACGCCCTGCATCTGCTGCTGGAGGTTCTGCTCGAGCGCCGCTGTATCAAGCTCCATGCCCTCACTGCTGCGATCCGGAACGGTGACGCTCATCGGTGCATAGAGCTGCACCGTGGTTCCGCCGCGTTGATTGCCACCCACTACCTGCACGCCCAGCGAGCCGTCGGCGCCGCGCGCCAGCGGCATGATTGCCTCCGGACCTGCTTCGCCGGCGACGCCCAGACCGCCCCCGGCCAGATTGAACGGCGTGGGAGTGTTCAGGATGTTGTTGGTACCGAAGGCTGCGCCCTTGGCGAACATCTGCACCCCGTTGTCCCAGGCCCCGCCCAACGCCTGGAAGTACAAGCTCGAGTAGCCGGCCTGCGAAGCGCCGAGGTTCGACGAAATCGCGCCAGCCGAGCCTGCTGGAAGCCCGTTGCCACCAAGTCCGCCGAAGTAGCTGCCAACGGCGGAAATGCCAACACCGACCAAGCCGCTGAGCAGCGAGCTCGCGGCCTGCTGACTGGCAATCCTGGCCATATCCGCAATAACGCTGGTGGCGAAGCTCTTGAAGTTAGCCTTGCCCGTCAGCGCGAACTCGGCCACAGCATCCCGCGCGGTGTTGAAGCCTGTGGTCAGCATGGTGTCGGTTGCGTCAGCAACATTTGCCGCGTCGGCCTGGATGTTGGCCCAGGCGCGCCGGGCGCCGTTGCCGTAGTCGCGCTGCGCTTCAAGCTTGGCGGCATGGCCGTCCACTTCCATCTGCAGCTCGCGAGTCTGGTAGTCGGCAAGGTCAGCCAGGCGTTTTTGATAAGCGTCCTGGGTCAGCCGGCGAGACACGTCCTCCTGCTGCTCCTCAAGCTGACGGCGGGCATCGGCGTATTTCTGCCTCACGGCATTCAGCCGATCAGCCTGCTCGCGCTGGTCATCGCCCATGCCCACGCCCGCGACATCTGCTTTGATAGCGTCTTGCCGGGTTTGCAGCACCACCTCCATCGCCTTGCGATAGGCCTCGGCGCTATTGCGGCGGATCTCGGAGAGCTTGCGCTCCTCCTCAGTGCGCTTCTGAATTGAGGTATCGGCGTAGGCCGTGTTCAAGTTCTTGATGCCGAGTTCCATTTCGGCGCTGGTGATCTTGCCCTTGACCTGAGCCTTGCGCAGTCCCTCGATACCCTCTTTCAGGTCGTCGAGCCTCTTACGCTCCGGCAGGGCGCGGTCGATGATCGCATCGAGCGCCTTGATCTCGTCCTTCAGGGCCTTGGTGCGATCCTTGCTCCCCTGGGTCGCGTCTTTGTTCGCTTTTTTCTGCGACTCAATCGCGCTTGCAACAGACAGGATCGCCTGGCGGTCCGTCTCCGTGAGGTCGGCGTTCTCGGCGATGTGCCGGTTGGCGATCTTGATCGCGTCGCCATTGTCCTGAAGACCGGCGAGCTGTTTTTGCAGAGTGACCAGGTAGGTTTCACCCGCAGAGCTCATTCCAGTCTTAGCGGCATTGTTGGCCTGGGTCGACGCCGTGTTGCGATCAGTCTCCCCGGTCAGTTCAGCCAGCTTGGAGCGCAGGTTAACCAGCTCCGCGCTCAGATCCGACGCTTTGATCTGCCCTGTCTCGATGGCCTGTGCCATGGCCTCGGTGACGCCAGGAATCCCCCGCACCTCGTCTGCGACAGCCTTCCAATCCACCACGGCGCCGGTGGCTGCCTGGTTGGCGGCAGCGCGTACCAGGTCGAGTGCTCTCTGCGCTTCCTGGGGCATCGGCGCCAAGCCGGCAATGAAGCCGTCGACGCCCGCAGCGCCCAGCCCGCGCAGATCGTTCTCGAACTTGTCAGCAATGGCCCCGGCGGTCTGCCCGAGTTGGCTTTGCAAGTCGTCGAGTTTGCCTTGCAGCTCCCTGAGCGCCACCGCCTGGGTAGCGCTGTTCAGCTTCCCGAAGCGCTCGACCACCTTGTCGAGCGGGTCTGCCAGATCGCCGAGCTTCTTCTCCAGGCCATCGGAGTTTTCGCTCAGCAGCAGGAAGCTGGCCGCTGCGGTACCGGCGAGCAGCGCCAGTCCCATTGGCCCGCCCAGCGCCGATAGCAGCCCGCCCGTGGCCGCGCGCGTGAGATTGGTTTGAGCAATGGCCAGGGCTTCGGTTGAAGCGGTTAGCGCCGCCTGCTTGGGCAGCAGCTGGGTTTGCACCAGCGACAGGCGCTGCAGGCCCGTGGCAGCTGCGACGGAAGCCTCCGCCTGCTGCACCTGGGCCTGGGCATAGATTCGCTGCGCCTCAGCGCCGCGAATTGCAGCCCGTGCGTTGTCGACCGCAGCGATACGCTGAGCCAGGGCAGCCTTGACGGCCATCCCTGCCTTGGCGACATACAGCGTCAGCGCGGCGGCACCAGCACCGGCCATGGCCAGGGCCACCAGATCGACGTTATCGGCCAGCGCCAGCAGTACCTGCGACAGACCCGCGACAGCACCGGTGCGCTCCTCAAGCCCGCCCAAAAAAGTGCCGATAGCATTGCTGATGTTATTGAGCGCGTCTTGAACGCTTGTCGACATGTCAGCAGCGGCTTTGCGGTTGGCGTCTACCCCTTGGAGTAAGCCGGTGTTGATGTAATCCAGCGAAAGCTTGCCTTCGACACCAAGCTTGCGGATAGCTTCGGCACTTTTGCCAGTAGCAGCTGCGATTGTATCTACGATCGTTGGCATCGCAGATTGAATCGACACCCAACCATCGGCATCAACTTTGCCAGTCTGCAAAGCCTTAGAATAGGCGTCCAGCGCGGACCCAGCCTTGTCAGCAGATGCCGCGTTAGTCACCAGCAGAAAACTGAAGCTGTCGGTGATGTCCAAAGTTTGCTGAGTGTTGTATCCCAGGCTACGCATCACGTCAGCGGTGCGGATGTAGAGCTCTTGCGCTTCAGCGAGTGGCCTGTAAGTCTCCTGAGCAGTTTGGATCAGGTGTTGCTGTATATCGCGGTACTCAGAGGCACTACCGGCCGCTGCCCTCATCCGGTCCGACATCTGTCCGTAGGCATCTACCTGTTTGATGATGCCGCCTATCAGGCCAGCACCAGCGACTGCTGCAAAAGCGCCGCGCATCAACACGCCAGCTGACTGAGCCGCTGCGCCTGCCCTATCGAAGGCCGTGTCGACTGATGCCAAGTTCCGGTCGATCGCTTGCGTGCTGCGGGCTACAACTTGGTCAGCGTTTGCCAGTTCGCGGCGCAGCTGGGCCGTGGTGGCCTCGATCTGAACCAGCATGCCCTGGACTTGTTGATCGGCCATGCGTTTCTCCAAGCACAAAAAACCGCCCGGAGGCGGTGACTTATTCTTGCTGCCGACCTCGGAAGAAGGCCTTCAACTTGTCGGCGACATTGCCGGGCCTGCGCGGGGCCTGACGCTGGCCGGAAGCCGAGCCTTGGGCCTGCCCACGGCTGCTCCAGTCGATCCGGGCATCGAGCGCCAGCATGAGTTGCGGAATCGGGGTGCGCCACGCTGTGTCAGGCGACCAGCCAAGCCAGCCGGTGGCCACGCCGAACAGGTAGTCGACGTAGCTGCCGTCCCTCACTGCGCTGTGCTGACCGCCTCGTCCTTTCCCCGAGCGACCACGCTCGGCGGTACCGGGTTGAGCAGCACGGTGATGAAGTTAGTCAGCTGAGCCGATACCTTGGCCACGCCCGTATTGAACACCTCTGTGGCCACCTGGGTATGCTCGGCCGCCGTCAGCCCAGCGCCGGCGATGATGATGTCGGCGCTGGCCGAGATGCTCATCAGCCGCATCGACTCAAGCGCACCGCGCAGGCCCCCGAACCGGCTTTCGATCAGCAGCGCTGCCTCCAGGGTTGGACGCAAGGTGTAAGTTCGTGCACCAATCACCACCGTGGTGGTGCCATACAGAGCTTCGCTCATGGATTTCTCTCAAGGTTGACGGGGCCAGAGGCCCCATCGATCACGGGGCAGCCGGGGCAGCTACGATTTCGAGGATGTCGGTGCTGATGCCAAGCGTGATGTTACGACGTACGACGTTGTCGGCAGAGCCAGCAGCCACCTTGTTGTTCATCACCTTGGCGCCGAAGTAGAAGGTGGTCGGCAGCACCGGCGGGCTGGCATTCGCATCGCCGTCGTTCAGCACGACCTTGATGTTGTAATTGCCTTTCGAGCGGTCCTTGTGCGCAACGGCAACCGCTTTTTGACCGGCGTCGCCATTGTCCAGGCCGACCACGAGGGTCATATCGCCAGCGTCTGCGGTCCCTTTGTACTTGCGAACGCGGCCCCCGCGCAGAGCAGTAAAATTAACCGGGTTGAAGGTATCGCCAAACTCGCCCAGGTCTTCGATCTCGCCCACGTCGACGTAGGTGTCAGCCTTGTAGTCGGCCTCGGTATCTGCGCCGGTCTTGCCGCCAATGTAGAGGCGGCAGTCGGCGGCTGTGTTCAGGTTGTCATCGGCCATGGGTGTTCCTCCAAAGGCACATTGGATAAAGCCGCTGGGCGGCCGGTGGTTGAATCAGTGGGTGGTGATCACGCGGACGGTGATCGATCCCTGATAGGTGACGCCGTCAGCATCGCGCTGGGCGTCGGACTGGATAACCCGCACCGACACGGCGCGCCCGACCGACAGCGGCAGGGGCCGCTCGTCCAAGGCGGCGATAACCTCAGCGTTGATCCCTTTCACCTCGGCCTGGCCCATGGCATCGGACCAGACCGACAGGTACAGCAGGCGCTGCTCGCGCCTGCGCCCGGAGATCGGGCTGACGTTGAGCGACACCTCGCGGTCAATCGACACGTAGGGCATGTCGGCATTCATTGGCGCGCCGTCGTAGATCGGGCAGCTGACCTCAGCCGTAAGCCTCGCAAATACCGCCTCCTGCAACGCTACCGAGGGATCAGCCATTGCCCACCCCCTGGCTTGCCTTGCGCAGCGTGCGCCGCACAGCTTCGGTGATGTCGGCCATCACATACTCGCGGTTCACGTCGATGGAGGGCCGAAGCCACGGGTGTGCAGGCCGCGCCGGAATGTCCGGATACTTGCCGAAGAAGTGTATGCCGTCGCTCTTGTTGGTAGCGCGCCGGTTTCTGTTGCCAGCCCGCTTGCCGCCCATATAGCCCTTGGTGCCGTACTCGATGAAGCGCAGATAGAAGAATTTGCGGTTGTCGCGCTTGCCCCGAATGCCGATCTGCGCATCCAGGCCGCTGGGAGCGACGTAGATTTTCAGCGCGGCTGCAGCGGCGCCTGTGTCCTTGGGAATGAGTTGCTGCTGGGTGGCCAGGATGCGCTCAGCCGATTTGCGCATGGCCGGCGCCAGCTCGTTGTCCATCGTCTTGTGGATGTTGCGCAGCGTGCGCCGCAGGCGAATATCGCCGCGCATCTTCGAGCGGCGGGCCATGACCTACTCCTTGGCCGGGGCAGCCTTTGCGGGCTTGCCGGAGGCAGTTGGCTCCTCCTTGATTTCCACGGCATAGCCGCGGGCGATCAGCCCCTCGCCATAGGCCTTTTCGACGACGAAAACTTCGCCTTTCTCCCGCTCACCGGAAGCGCCGGTTAATGGCCCGAGTGCTTGAATTTTCATGGTTCACCTCATGGGTTAGGTACCGATGAGCAGAGCAGCCTCATCAGGGTGTTCTCGTTGTCCCGTAACACTGCCTCGACCTGGTAGGTGCCCCCGCGCCGCGTCAGCCGAGACCCGGCAACGATGTCCAAGCGCGGCCTGGCAATGATTTCTGCCGTAACAACAGCATTCAGCTTTTCCGCGACTGCCTGTACGCGCCCTGTAGGGGTGCGGACTTCGCCCCACATTTCAGGGCGAGCTGCAGGAAGCCACGTCACTGTGGCTCCCCCGGACTTATTGCGCTCTTCATGCCGGTGGGTCACCTCGAGCCGGTGACGTAGAGGCCCGGCTCTCATACGCCCCACCCGATACGGTGCGGGGTCAGGAGCGCCTTCGACCCTTGCGGCAGTTCGGTGGCAATGGTCCCGATTACAACGTCCTCACGGTTCGCGTAAAGGTGACCGAGGATCAGCAAACAGGCAGCTTTGATCTGCTTGTTGCTGACCATGGGCGACTCGCCGGCATCCCCGGCGGCGATAGCCTCATCCAGCGCCTGCTGGTCCACATAGAAGCGGCGGTTCAGATAGTCCATCGCCTGACCTTCAGCCGCTTCGATCAGTAGTTCCATATATGCGTCATCGTCCTCGGGATCCCGCAGGTGATGCCGGGCGATGGTCATGCTGATGACCGGCATGTCGCTACTCCTCCAACGGCTCGAATGATGCCAGCTTCCGCTCCACCAACTCCTCTGCATGCCGACGTGGCACCACGTAAGCGGGGCCGCCGCGGCGACGTAGTTCGTCCTCGTCCATGTAGGACCGCATTGGGTAGATCTGAAGAGTTGCTGGATTGGGGTTAGCCGCAATCTCACCCTCTCCAGCCGACTGATCGGCTCCGTCCGCGCTGTCGGACACGCCCGGCCCATTCTGATCTGCGACTTCCGATGCGGCCGTGTCAGCACCGGGGGCTTTGGCAATGGTGCCCAATTCGCTTGCACCGATATCCGTTCCAGTGCCCGAGTCTGCCGGTGTTTCCGGCAGCGACTGCTCTGCGCTCTTTACGGGAGCGCCCGACTCGCCAGGATTTGGCGAGGCTGGATCATCAGGCGAATGGGGCAAAGCCCTATCCACGGCTTGGCCGCCGCTGGTTTCAGTGGTCGAGACTGGTTCCTTCGGCTCAACCGTGGGTTCTAGTTTTTCCTGTTTACGTGCCATGGGAGTACTCCAATAGGGCGTCAGTGCAGACGCCCCCTTGTCAGAGAAATCAAGGAGTGATCAACGGACCGGTGACGAACGCCTCATCGCGATAAATCGCGAAAGCGAGACGCTCTTCAGCACGGATTGTGGCCATGTTGTTCTCGAAGTCCTTGTCGTTCTCGGTCGAGATCAGCACTTCGATTTCCATGCGGTCGAAAATCTGAGCGCCGAGCTTGAATGCTCCGACCAGGAAGTCGTTCTGTGTCATGGCTTGAGTGGAAACCACTGGACGATTCCAGAGTTTCGCGTTGGTGCCCTCCTGAGGCTGGCCGATGATGTAACGGCCTTCACCATCCTTGGTCAGCTCGATGGCCGCCCAGTCGATCGGGTTGAGCACGATGCCATCCGAAGGGAACTCCGCCAGTTCGGCTTGCAGCAGCGCCAGGCGCAAGCGGTCAATCCGTTGCTCGCCTACTACTGTCACGCCAGCGGGCTGGGCATACAGCTGAGCGACTGTCATCAGGCCTTGCAGGTTCGCGCCCGTGCCGCTGCCGTAGAGCAGTTGGGCTTCTTCAGCCATGTTCAGGCCGTAGCGTGCGCGAGCGTCGATGTAGCTCTGCAGTGCCTTGGCGTCATCGAGCATCTGGCGGCTCGCTTTGAACAGGTGAGCGATGGTACGGACGTTTGCGGTAGCGAGGGCGAAGGTGATATCGGAGTACGGCTTCGCGGTACCCTCCGCAACCGTACGTGCGTTGTTGGTGTAGCCAGTTTCCCGGATGTACTCGATGGAGTTCGACTCCGTCTCGCCCGGTGCCACCAGGTCGCGGATCGTCAGTCGGCGCTGCGGCGGCGCGATGACACCTGGCAAACGCTGGGCTGGAATCAGGTCGCCGCCGGTAGCAGTGGTAATAGCCGCGCGCGGCACGGAGACGCGACGCGAGCCGCGGAAGGACGAGTTCATGTCCTGCATTTCTTCGCTGCCGATTACCAAGGCACCCACCGACTTTTGCGGTTCTGCCTGATGAGAGCGGTCACGGCTCGCATTCACGAGCTTCTGCTCAGCCTCACCCAGGCGCGCCTGCAGCTCGCCCTGCTTGGTCAGCATCTCATCGACCTTGGCGCGGGTTTCGGTGTTCATCTCGCCACTGGCCTTGATCTGTTTTTCGACCGCCTCGGCCTGGCTTTTGATCTGATCGCCAATGCCCTTGAGGCTGGCATTGAGTTCCTTGACTTGGGCTTCAAAGTCCATGGTTACTTCCTTTCAGAGAATTGAGGAGATTGGTTGCCGCGCTCAGAGAGGCGGAGAGGTCTGGCGCGACAGCGCGGGGCTTATCGGTCGGGGCAGCGTTATGCGTGCCCCCGCCGGCAGCGCGAGGCATACCGGACTTGAAACTGGCGAATAGTTCGCGGCGCTCGGAGCGAGGCATTCCGCCCTTGGCCAGGGCTACGTCCATCGCCTTGAGCGCATTGGCCTGGGCGGCGTCTTCGGTTTCGCGCTCGGTGACTTCGGTGGAAGACAACAGCCCAGTGGCCAGGCCGAGTTCCACAGCACGCTTGCCGCGGATGTAGGTTTCGTCGTCCATCAGTTCGGCCATGTCTTCAGCCGACTGCCCACTGGTCTCGGCATAGAGGTCGGCCATCGCCGCGTCGAACTCCTCCATGTCGTTGGCGATATCGCGGAGGTAGTTGCGATTGCCAGCGAGCCAGGTCCAGCAGTTGTGGATCATGAGGAAGGCGCTGCTGGCTACTTCTCGCCTCTTCCCCGCCAGAAAGACAATCGAAGCAGCGCTGGCAGCCATGCCGAGCACCTTGGTGGTGACCTCGTGGCTGTGCTCTTGGAGACGGTTGTAGATGGCGATGCCTTCGAACATGTCGCCACCTGGTGAATTGATGTAGACGGTGACATCACGCTCGCCGATCGCCCGCAAGGCGGCGTCAATTCGTTTCAGGGTGACACCCTCGCCGTACCAGTCCTCGCCGATTACGCCGTACACCGTGATGGTGTCCGAAGTGTTCTCAACCGCCGCCTGGATCGCGGGGTTCCATTTATCGAGCGCGCGCGGGCTCATCTCGCTGCGAAGGCCGCGAGACTGGATTTTGTGCTTCATGGATTGCTCCCGAGATTTACTTTTCCGGCTGGTGAAGCCAGTTCATCAATGCGGCCCTTGCGGCCTGACCATCGTTTTGCTTGCCCAGCTGGTCAAGCGGCACCAGGTTCGACTGAACCGTCAGGACGTCACCGCCAGGCATGTGCGGCATGTTGTCTTTGCGGCGACCTTCGTTTCGAGTGATGAAGCCGTTCTGGGCCATCGTGCTGAGGTATGCCGCGCGCCCGGAACTGTCAGCCCTCAAGAACGCCTCAAGGGAGAACTCCGAATAGAAGTTGATCCGGTCCACCGCCGTCATGCACCACTTATTCACGCACTGCTCGATCGGCGCCGTGAAAGACATGATGCAGTAGGTGAGGAACGCGATCTGCTGTTGTTCTAGGCCGGTCCCCCAGTTACTGCCCTTGTCGGTCTTCATCACCATCCAAGGCGGGACGCCGAACCATCGGCAAATCTCCTCGATGCTGTGCCCTCTCGACTCCAGCAGCTGCGCGTCAGCGGGGTTAATGCCGATCATCTCCGGCTTCACGCCTTGCTCAAGCACCGGACTCTTGCCCGCATTCAAGGCCCCGGAGATCGTCTTGACGTACTCACGAAACTCAACGCGTTGGGCGGGGTTCAGTGTCTTATCCACCGAAAACGCCACCGTAGGCATCATACCGTTGCGGAAAGTGCTGTTGGCCGCGTCGTCTGCCGACATCGCCGAGCCAAACACATCCGCGCCGTAGCGAATGGCCGAAAGGCCAACCCGGCCGTCTAAGGTAAAGGCCGGGATGTGCAGCATGTTCTGCCGCACAATCTCTCGGCGCGCCCCCTTTCGCGGCCTGAAGAAGTATCTCAGCCGGCCGTCATCATCAAACTCAAGGTCGACTCGGGACGGCATCAGAAAGTCCAGCGCAATGACGCGACCTGCAGATCGGTGAATCTCGCAGTAAGCATTCCCCCACAACAACATTGAGGCAACGACTGCCTGCCAGAAGTGGAAGGCGGCCATGTCCTCGTTAGGGCTGGTGTGCACCACGTCGTACAGCGGGAAATCCCGTGCACTCTCACGACTGCCATCAGGCATCCTCCGGTAGATGCTCAGGGGCAAGCCCGCGACCGAGGTGGAGATGATGCGGACGCAGGCCCACACCGTGGAAAGCCGCATCGCCTTGTCGACGCTGACCGATTTTCCGCTGCTTGACTGAGCACCGAGAAACGCGCCCCAGAAGCCGCCATCTGAAAGCTTGATGCTCTTGCCCAGCCATTCGCTCATGCTGGCTGATGGCTTGGCGGCCGCAGCCCCCAGAGCCTGGGATAAGGTTTTAATCACTGGTCAGCCCTCGGCGAAGGAAACCGGCGATGCAGAAGAAGCTCACAGCTCCTGCAATCAAGGCCCAGCCAGTGCCGGCCAGCACCCATACCCCAGCACAAGCCAGGGAGAAAGCCACCAGAGCGCAGGCGATGAAAATGTGAAGTGCGTTCATGCGATCAGTGGGTCCCGAATGCCAGCCATGAAGTTGTCCATTCCCCCACGTCCCTCAGGATTGAGGCTAATCAGAGAAACGGCGTTGAATGTAGCCATCAGCGGGTCGATCTTCGCCGTGCCCGAGGCTTGCTTGGTGATCAAGAAGGCGTTGGCCGACGGCACCCCTTTGGCGTTGCCGCACGACCAGGCCATGAGTGGCTGGCCGCAATGCAACAGCGTGCCCTCAGCGAGCTTGCGCTCGGTCGTCTTGATCGCCCCAGTGAGTTTCCAGCCTTGGGAGATGCCAACGACCTTTTCTTCTTCAACTCCAGCATCGGCCAGGGCGTCCAGAACAGATCCAATCCCTGCCGGGTCGAGCCCGACCTTGTCCAGCAAGCCGGTCGCGTTGATGCGGGCGACGATGGCTGCGAACTGCTCCACGTCCTCACCGATGCGCTTGACAATGGTCAGGTCGCCCACCGCCTCAAGATCCTTTAGCCGCGGGGCTTCAGACTTGCGACGCTCAAGGACCGACGGGTGGGCCCAAGCGTGAGCCCAGTGGAACCACCTGCGGGTGCTCGCTTCCCGGCCAACGACGGCAAGCCCAAGCAAGTCGTCGAGCCCTCCACCATCACCACCCACATCGATGACTTCACAGCGCTCAAGGATTTCATCCAGGTTGAGCCAAGTGGCTGCCTGTGGCTCCCAGAATTCAGCACCGACCCAGGCATCAGACATCAGGGCCAGTCCGATCTCGATGTTGAGGTGCTTGGCCAGGAAACCACGCAGCTCCGCCTCCCCATCGATCTCAGCCTGCATGAACAAGCGCTCAAGCGTTGGGCGGTCGACTGAGAACCCCATATTGGGATTCACCAGGTGGAAGTTCTCTGGCTTGCGGGCATCACCGCTGTCGACCATCTCCTTGGAGAATTCGTAGATGATCGGCAGGAAGCGGTTGTCGTTGATGCGTCCATCACGAACGCCGCGTGCATAGTTGAGCTTCGAACGGAACACCCCAGCTGGCGGTTCGTTTGACTGCGTGGTCAGCCAGATAACGAATCCTTCGGGCCTGGACAACAGACCGCCGGTGGCCTCCCGAATCATGTCGGCCGCTTTCGGATTCTTGCCGAACAACCATGCCTCATCGATCAGCACGCCCACGGCCTTTTTGCCGCCCACCACGTCGCTGTCAGCAGCGACGACCTTCAGCGTGGCGCCAGTCTCCCGATGGGTGATCAGTCGAAGGTGTGGCTGCACATGCAGCAGATCCTTCAACTCGTCATCGTTGTTGACCATGTCCTTGGCCGGGACGAAGGCGTTGTCGGCAATCTCCTTGGTCGGCGCGAGGATGATGAACTCTGCCGACATCCGCCAATTCCGGACCAGGGCTGTCAGCATAATCGCGGCGGCGATGGTCGACTTGCTGTTTTTTTTCGGGATGCAGAGCATGAACTCCCGAATCAGCCGCTCACCTGTCTCGCTGTTGTAACTGCCAAACACAGCCCCTGCGAAAGCCAAGACCCATGGGGCACATGCGCTTTCGATGGTTGGACTGCCTGGGGCATCGACAATGCGAAGCCCCTTGAAAACCTCGAGGCTTTCTTCTGCCTCCTGGGGAAAGAGCGGTTCGGGGATGATGGACTCGCTGGCAGCCAGACGCCGCCACCAGTCAGGGCAGGCCGTGGTCCAAAGCATGGGTCACCCCTTGACGACTGTGAGGGGCGGCTTGCTCTGGGAGTACTTGCCTTTGCCCGCCTCTTTCGCGGCTTCCGCCTTCTGCTCTTTCTTGCCTGCCTCGGCCTTCTTCCCGTGGATGTACGGGACGGCCGTCTGCGCAGCGTTGCGCCGGTCGAAAACTTTAGCGCGAGGCTCGTTCATCAGCGCTATCAGCCACTCGAGCGGATCCTGTGTGTCTGGAAGACAGCTCAGGAACTCACCGTCCGCCTCGTTGACCTCGACAGGTTCTTCAGTGGCCTCATCGGCCTTCGCTTTGCGTCTGCGTTTTTTCGGTTCAGGGTTAACACTGAGCTCTGCTCTTCGAGCGAGAATTGCGGCCACAATTTTCGGATCATTAGCCCAACGCGATCCAGCCGCTGCAGCTGCCGAGGGCTTGCTGCCCGCGGCTTCGGCCGCTTCTTTGTTAGACGCACCCCGAGCCTTAGCGTCAACAAACTGTCGCTGTTTGTCTGTTAACACCATTAACAAAAACCTTTAGGGGGGAGAAAAATGTATACGTGGGGTCGGTAGCGGTCTAGCTAGACTAGAATGACTAGCTTTTGACCCCCCTACCCCCATTGCGGCACGCCAATGACGTGCCTCTAGGTCGAGCGCGCCTGGTTTCGACGCTCCGCTGATGCCTCAGCTGCCTAGCCCTGCTGCCTCCTCGGCCTGCTTGACGGAGTCATGGCAAGGCTTGCAGAGGCTCTGCCAGTTGGACTGATCCCAGAAGAGAACCATGTCTCCTCGGTGAGCAATGATGTGGTCGACCACCTTTGCTGCAGTGGTGCGACCGTTACGCTCGCAGAAGACGCATAGCGGGTTGGCACTGAGGTACTGCTCCCGAGCCTTCTGCCACTTGTAATCGTAACCGCGCTGGGAGCTGGACATTCCGCTACGCCAGCTGCCGGGCGTCACCACCTTGACCCTTGAGCTTGCGCTCTCTTTGATGCGAGAACCGAGTGTCTTGAGCCTCGACATCAGCGCACCTCAACCTTGAGTCCTCGGCCTACCCAGAAGGCTATGCGTTCCGGGTTCGGCTCACGCCCGGTTAACTGCATCAACGTCAGCACGCAGGCCAAGTAGTACTTCAGCCACCAGCGTTGGCGGCAAACGATAGTGACAGTCATGCTGGCCACGGCTCACACTCCTCATCTCTTGTACCAAGTCAGCTGGTAGCACCGCGCATCTGGCGGCACCTCGGCGATCGGCCAGCGCAGGCAGTCCATGTGCTTGCGCTCTGGCCGCGTGCGGCTCACTCGAAGCGTCTGCACCAGGTAGGCAGATCCGGCAGCCGTGGTGATGAAATCACCGACCGCGATGCCCTCGGCGCCGTCCACATAGAGCTTGCAGGGTGTGTATGGCGGTCGCTTCAGTGCCATCGCTTACTTCCTGTCGGGTTTGCCCTACCTATCCACCGTTCCAGCCCAGCAGCTTGAGCTGGTCATCTATCGCGGCCAGTTCAGCCCTGAAGTGATCTGCCAGAGACTCAGCGACCGAGTGCAAGACAGCCTCGTCCTGGTAGTCGCCGGTGATAGCCAGTGACACACCCTTGCCGCTCAGGACCGTGTCAAGCCGGCGCTGCACTTGGTCGCGGGTAAAGAAGAGGCTGCTCGCGGTCGCGATCTGCTGTCGGTTCATCTGTGTCTCCGCGCCACGAAACGGCACTTGTCTGTTTTGTGGCGCGGCTACGGCGACACCCGGTTCAGCGCCTCATCAGCCTTGTCGGCTGCCTGGTTCGCGGTGGTGGCTGCCTTCGACGCCTTGGTCGCGGCGCTCTCGGCTTTGCTGGTCAGGTCGTCCAGACGCCTGTCACGTTCAGCCATGGCTGCGTCGTATGCCTTCCGTATTTCGTCAACCTGATGCGACTGGGTGCTGGCCATCGACCAGTAGGCAGACTGCCAGCCCAGTACTGCGCCGCCTGCAATGAGCACCACGGCGATGACCCACACCTCGGCTCGTCGCCACCAGCGTCGAGCAATGAATTCCAAAGCGCATTTGTCCATCAGGCTGTGCCTCCAAGCTGGGAGCGAAGCCGGGAAATCTCGGCGCTCTGGGTGGTCACCTTCTCGGTGAGCTGGCCGACCTGGCTGGTGAGGGCTTCGATTTTTCCCTCCATTCGCCCCACTGCTGCTGCAAGCTCGTTGCGCTCCTTGGCGAACTGATCAGCACGGGCCTCGGCCAGCTTTCGGGCTTCACGCTCGGAGTCGAGCAGCTCATTCAGCCGGCGGACGGTGCCAATGTCGGCATTGTCCATTGCTCGATCGGCGGCATCCTTGGACAGGAATTTACGCAGCCACAGGAAGCCGCCCAGCAATACGGTGCCCGTACCGCCCAGCCAGGTGGCTGTGCCTGGGCCGAGGTCGGTCGGGTCCATCCAATATCTCCAAAAATGAAAAAGCCCGCACAAGGCGGGCAAGGGGAGCTACACAGAAAAGTTAAATCTGGTGGCTATAGAACAGGGAGTATGACTCTATGCCGTCGTTCGGCTGCTTGATACCAGCATTGGAGTAGTGAATCGCTCGGATACCAACCTTCTGCGTCTCGCCGATCTTCAAGCCTGCGCCGATACGGTCTTCGAAGTTAAAGGCCGAACCGAACTCCTGATCGCCTGCGGACGTGCCGGAAAAGACTGCAACGCCAATGCCCGCCTCAATGAATGGCTTCACACTACCGCTGCCGAACTCATAAACAAACACTGGCGCGAAGGACAGCGAATGAGCTCCACCAGAAGCATCTCCTGCTTCCCAATAGGTGTAGCCAGCATCCCAGTAACCGGTAAGGCGGCCAGTGCTCGTTTCAAACCAGCTCTTATCCCAATCGAAGCCTACACCAGCACGAGCGGTCAAACCGCCCTGACTTGTCGCGCCGATAGCGCCGGATAGGCTAGCGGCTTGTACGCCGGAGGCCAAAAGTGAGAACACCGCAGCAGCGATGATTTTTTTCATGGTCACGGAATCCTGATGGGTTTTCTTAGCAAGCTATCAGAATCAGAGTGCCATCAAATCGTTCCGCTGTAATGCGAAAAATCTCATTAAAACCCCAGCGCCATAGCCAAGGTTTGTAAGTGTCGCGTTGCTTGCAAGCTGGACACGCTGCTATGAAAACAGGTGTTTATCCGCGCGGAAAGCTTTTTATGCAGCCCGCAACTGCTCGAGCGCGCAGTCGATCCAAGCCACGCCGGTGTTGATCAGCTCGCGGGCTTTCGCTTCGCCGATCCCGTGCGCACGAGCGATCCGCAGCGCTGGCCACTTCGCGCCGTAGTAGAGCCACACGAAGCCCCCCATCTGCGGATTGCGCTTGTTGAGCCTGGCAACTGCTCCATCTATTGCTAGAGCGAAGTCGTCGGTGATGACGTATTGCTTGACCCCTCCTACTGCAGGAGCATGCTCTTTCATGAGCGCGTAGAGAGGACAGACGTACTGGGGAACGCCCATTCCGTCCATTCGCCACCACCCCCACTGCTCAAGCATGTACGCGGTATCGCCCAAGGCCTTGTCGACGTAGGTTCGTTTTTTCATCTGTTTGTTAATCCCCGGTGTAGTTGGTGCCGCCGGCGCCGCGGCGGTTGTTCGTTTCGTACTGCGCAGATGGGCCTTCGGTGCGCGGTGGCCGCTGGCGATCAGCCTGCTGCTCCAGCTCACGCACTCGCAGACCCAACTGCGTTACAAGTTCTTCCAGCGGCAGTGGCTCGCCAGTGAGGGCTGATACCCAGCCCGAGGCGTTGCAACGGCCGCAGGGCAGCTCATAGAAAACACCCTTCACCACTGCCCTGCCCTGGCAGTCTGAGCACCTGGCCAGGATGACTTGTTCCTTGCGCAGCGCCGGGCCGTGCTTCTTCATCAATCGATCACCTTCAAGCCCTGGGCCTGCAGCGACTTCTCGGCCACGTCTCGCGCCCAAGCCGCATCCGGGTCGCCCATCTGGACGGGAAACGGATTAGTTACGCGCAGCGCTTCACGGGATGCCCACCAGCCCTCCCGCCGGGCATGGAAGACCGCTTCCTTGGCAGCCATCCAGCAGCCCTTGCAGGTCACGACGTAATCACCAACTACCGGATCCCATTGAATGCCATCCGGGACCGGAAAACGGCGCTCAAACTCGGCGCGGATTTTGTCGTCATTCGTCATTTCGAATCCTCGCTAATTACAAATGCGGTAAGGTCGCCCGGCGCCACGGCTGGCGTGGCCTCTGGCGAATTCTGCGAAATTTCAAATAAGGCCTTGGTAAGGCCGTGGACGGCTGCGAAGCCAATCCGATCAAGCCATGCGTGCCAGTTCTCCAGCGCGGCGCGGCGCTGCTGCATGGCCTGGGTGTGGATGTAGGTGCTGGCGATCTTGCCCAGCTTGTGGTTCAGCAGCATTTCGCCGATGTGCCCGTTAATGCCGAGATCGGTCCAGGTGCTGCGGGATACCTTGCGCAGGTCATGGCTGGTCCACTCGCCCTGCCCCAGGCGCTTGAACACATTGCTGGCCTGCGTCTCGCTCAAGCACAAGCCACGGCGATTCGGGAACAGGTACACACCTTCGTAGCCCTCGGCCTCCTGGATGGCTCGGTACCGGGTGAGCAATGCTTGCACCTGGGCGGTCAGCGGCAGGCGGTGCTCGGTTCGGGTCTTGGCATTGGCCGCTGGGATGAACCACTCAGCCGCAGCCAGCGAAATCTCGCTCCAGCGTGCCATGCGTGTCTCGCCGATCCGGGTGCCATGGGCCAGCATCATCAAGGCCAGCATGGCGTCGCGCGGATCCTGCTCGAAGGCCTGGGCCAGCAGCTGCATCAGCTCGGGCAACTGCACGTCACGCAGGCGGGCAGCCTTGGGCAAGATCTTGGCCTTGGTGAAGTCGTTGAAGCGCATCCCGGCCATTGGATTGCGGTCGATCAGACCCAGCTGCAGGGCCTGGCGGAATGCGGTCAGCAGCAGCGCGAACATTTGCCGCAGGTAGGACAACGACACTTCGGCCTGGCACGGCCACATCAGGTGCTTGTCCAGGGCATCGGCACTTACGTTGGCCACGGCCAAGTCATCCAGGCGTGGCTTCAGGTGCTGAGCAATGGCAGAGCGGGCAGCTGCTTTGCGCTTGGCCGACAGCGAACGGTCGCGGGCCATCCGATCGCCGTACCAGTCCAGCAGCTGACCCACGGTGGCCATGCCCGACACCACCGGCGCGGTGGCCGGGTCGCGCAGCAGGCGCTGACGCAGCGCGGGCAGCTCGGCAATCACCGCCGCCACGCTCAGCTCTGGCCAGCGGGCGACCGGCACCCACTTCTTGCCGCGCACCAGGTGCCAGGTGCCGCGCTCGCGGTTGCTCCAGAACCGCAGGTACAGGCCTGGGTGGCGAGGGTCGCGCAGGTCCCGTACCGACTTGTCTGCGGACTGCCGGCGCACCTCAGCCTCGCTCAGCTTCACTTCCCGGGTCGCGCTCATGCAGCCACCGTGGGAGGCAGCAGCAGGTAGGATCGAATCGCTTCGACGGCATCGATACTGCCTCGGCAGACGATGGCCAGGTAGTTCTGCGCCGTGAGCATCTGCAGATACGCATCCTGGCTCGGCGAGACCTCGGCATCGAAGGGTGGCTTGGCTTTGAACTCGATGTACAAGCCAAAGTACCCACCGCGCGCCATCGGCAACACCAGGTCTGGTACTCCAGCCTTCACGCCTTGAGCCTTGAGCTTTCCAGCCACGGCCTTGACCCGGTGTCCGCCATTCGGGACGTGGTAGATCAGCTTGTAGGCCTGCGGGTAGCGCAGCTGCAATTCTTTCATCAGCGCGACCTGCTCCTGCCCTTCTCTATCGACGGGCTTGGCGCGGGCCGGCTTGGCCTTGTACGGGCGAAGGGCGGGAGCATTCATGCGACCAGCACCCCCTCGTTGATCAGCAGCGCCTGGGTGCGCATGACGCCCTCGGCGTGGTACTGGCGAGCGGTGTCGCGATCTACGGCCTTGCTGCGCCCGTCGCAAGCGTCATGGCAGGCGCTGCAGCACCAGGCGCCTTGCATGTCGTGCGGCTTCTTGCCTATGCCGCAGGTGCCGGCCAAGCGGTAGTGAGCCAGGACAGTGGTCTCCGGGTTGCCGTTACACACGCCAGGGATGCGTACCTGGCACTCCCGGCCGCGCGCAGCCTTGGTCAGCTTGGTTTGACGCATGGTCAGAACTCCTCCTTGCCACGGTGGGATTCCCACTCGAAGGGCACCACCACACCGCCGCCCTCGCGCAGGCGGTCGTAACACCGCTCGCCCATGGCGTGGCGCAGCTGGCTGGCCGCCAGATTGGAGATCACCACCGTGGGGCGCATCTGCTCGTAGCGCCCGTTGATGATCGAGAACAGGGTGGTCAGCTCGAACTCGCTCGGCTGCTCCTTGCTGACACCGACCTCGTCCAGCACCAGCAGCGATGGCTCGATAAGGCTGGACAGGATGTCGGCCTCGGACTGTTCGCTGTGGCGGTCGTAAGTGGCGCGGATGGACTGCAGGATCGCGCCCACCGTGCGATACACGGCCGTCGCCGACGTGTTGCGCATCAGCTCGTTGGCCATGCCGGCACCTAGGTGAGTCTTGCCGGTACCGACCTTGCCCAGCAGCATCAGGCAGCGCCCGGTGCGTTCGATCTCCTCGAACGCGGCCACATAGCGCGTGCAGTAGGCCAGGGCCTTGCGCTGACCTTCGTGCTCGACGCGATAGTTGGCCAGAGTGCGCTCGGCGAAGCGCTTCGGGATCAATGCTGACCCCAACTTGCGGGTCATGGCCTCGCGCTTCAGGCGGGTTTCTTCGGCTTGCTGCTTGACCTGGCGCTCGGCAATGACGGCCTTTTCGCACTCGGGGCAGCGGCCAACAATCTCCCGCCCCATCAGCATGGTCACCCGCTGCTCGAAGTCGCCGTGATGTTCACAGTGCGCAGGCTGGACGCGGAAACCGGCGGCGTTTCGCACGTCGGACATGGTGATCACCGATTCAGATCGCATAGGTACCGTCCTCGCGCTCGGACAAGCCGGCGGTGTAGTCACGTTCGTTGAAGCCGTGGTGGCGGCTATGGGGCTTGGCCTGGGGCGGCAGCTGGGCGCCGATGCGCTTGGCTATCCAGTCCACTTCGAAGCCCTGCCAGCCGTTCTCGACGGCGACAGCCAGGGCCTGATCCGGCTGGACGCCGTAGGCCTTGCACTGCTCGAGCTTGGAATTGAGGGTTGACCAGACGCGAGCAGTCAGAGGTGCGCGCTTGGCCTTTCGGACCGCCAGGTAGTCAGCGATCAGCGGCTCGGCCAGGCCGTGAGGGTTGTCCGCCAACATCGCGGCTTTCCCGAACGGGGCCTTGCGCTCGGCCTTGGCCAGAACCTCGGTCGTTTCGCTGGGGGGGCATGTAATCTCTTCCGAAGGAAGAGTTACATAGGGGGTTTGTTTCTTACAATAAAGAAGGGAGTCGGCGGTTTTGGTCTGTTTCGCCTCGGAGCTGATTCGGACCACATCAGCCGACTCGGATGTTTTGGTCTGTTTCGGCTCAACAACATAGACCCAGTCTTTCGGGTCATTCACGCCGATGTCGCCCCTAGCACCGCCCTCACGGAACAGGACACGGCGACGCAGCAGGCTGGAAACAGCCTTGGACACGGTGTCAGGGTGAGCGTGGATAGCTTTCGCGATATCGGTAGCCGGGATGCGCTGAGCGCCTGCACCGAAGTTGATGGTGGCCTTGGCCACGTACAGCACAATTTTCATCTCCCTCGCTGGAAGATCGATAGCCAACAGGCCATCCATGAGCTGGTTGTCCATCCGGGTGAACCCCCTGGACTTGTCAAGTGGGACGATATTTGTCATGCTTAAACCCGTTCGAATGTTGTAGAGAAAGCCGCCCTGCCAGGCGGTTTTTTTATGCCCGCGGTTCGGGCGTTATTGGTGTCCGGTGCATCCGTGGTAGCTTTTTGCTTCCACACAACAAGGTTCACGGAAACCGGACATATGAAAACTAAGAGAGAGCTGCAGCGTGAGATTCTTGAGCACCTTCGGAGCGCTTACCCGGGCACAGATGACCGCGTGCTTAGCATTGATGGTGAAGAGCACGCGCTCGCCAACTTGACTTATCTCAAGGAGCACGGGCTCGTTCATTTCGATTCCATTCAGTACTTGGATGGCTCGCGCAAGACCTACAACATCGTGATAACGGCTAAGGGCATCGACTTTCTTGAGGACGACGGCGGGCTTGGAGCCATCCTCGGCACCGTGACGGTCAAACTTCATGAGGACACCCTCCGCCAGTTGATTGAGGCGAAAGTCCAGGCGTCGAACCTTCCCGAGGAGCAGAAAAGCGGCATTCTGAAAGCTCTGCGAGAAGCTCCCGGCGAGACCACAAAACAGCTGATAACGAAACTAGTGGACCTGGGCATGGAGAATGCGCCGAAAGCAATTCACTAATTCAAACGTTGCTACAGGGCGGCCAGCCCTGAACCCACCCGCTTTCTGGGCGCGCGACAAGCGTGCATAACCAAGCAGAACGCCCGCGCCCCACAACTGAACGAAGATTTCATCCAAGCTTGACTCTGCTTGGATGAAAATTTCGGTCGACATTGGCGCCTTTCGCTTGCCGAGCGCGAGCAGAGTGATCGGCTTCATGTTCGCCTCCCTTGCTGGTTATATTCACAGGTGTTTTGGGCATCTACTGGCCCGATGAAAGTTGCTGGACAATTCGCCATGTCATCTGGCTGTTGGGTTGTCCATGAAGTAATTGGCGAGCCTTTGAACCGTGTTGACTCTTGGATTTCGTGTCGTCCCTGTGACCATCTTGCTGATCGTGAAGTACGGGACCGCCGAGGCTCGGCTGATCTCTGGCCACTCACCCTTGCGTCGCCTCAGCTGTTCGATAACGAACGCGTTGAGATCACGACTGATCGTCTGAGCCTCTTCGGAGGTCGTCATTGTTCGTGCGCCTTTTAAGCCATGTGCGGCTAGGCTAGTCGTTTATGGCTTTGCCCGTCAAGCCGCAAAAGATTAGCCGTTGATGGCAATATCTGCTTTCACTGGATGGGTAGGACCAAATGGCTTCAATAGAGCAAATACTGGCCAACAACCTTAAGTACTTGATGGCTTCGAGTAACGACGTTGGCACTCAGCCAAAGTTGGAGGAGCGATCTGGCGTAGCACAGGCGACCATTGGCAGAATTTTGAGGGCTGAAACGCAGGCTAAGATCGGGACCGTCAAAGATCTTGCAAAGGTCTTCAAGCTGGCCCCTGGAGACCTTCTAGATTCGGCACTCATTAGTCGACTAAGTGGTGAGGACTCCAATGTCGGCTCGACTAGCGGAGCGATTGGCTTAATTCCTCTGATTTCATGGGTGACCGCAGGGATGCTATGCGAAGCAGTTGATACGGTTCCCGCTGGCGAAGCGGAGGAATGGTTGGAATCTCCATTTCCTCACAGCAAACACACTTTCTGCCTCAGAGTACGCGGGCAGAGCATGTGGCCTGACTACAAAGACGGGGAAATCATCCAGATCGATCCTGAGGTTGCTGCCCAGCATAATGATGATGTGATCGTCAGAACACCAGACGGCAAGACAACCTTCAAGAGATTGCAAGAAGGTGAGGATGGAATGTTCTTATTAGCAGTCAATCCGGACTTTCCTGACCGAATCATCCGAGTTCCAGAGGGCACTCTGATTTGCGGCGTCTGCACCGGCAGCTGGATGGACCGCCGTAGGAAATAGTCACGACCTACTTCGCAGACCCGCCTAGGCGGGTTTTTTTATTCCCGCAAATCAGCCACTTGAGGCTCAAGCCCTGGAAATAGCCATTTATGGCTTGACGAGCAAGCCGTGCGCGACTAGATTTGTAGCCACAAACGGCTAGTAAGTCGGTGCGCACAGCACAAGCTCTTTACACAAATCGACATCCGTCACCCTCAGCGGCACATGAGGGCAGCAGCTGCCTCATGCAGTGAGCTGGGTTCAGGTAGCCAAGTGGCGCGCATGCCAATGCGGGGAAGCGCGTAGCCCAGAGAGCGATGGGCGCCTGAATCACTTCGATTTCACTGGCTGGCCTTGGCGACAGGGCCAGACGGGAAGTCAATTGGAGAAGTGGGATCATGCATCCCAACCGGGACATCGATAAAGCAATCGTTGAAGTATGCCACCACTGTGCTCAGTCGGACGATAGTTGCTTCATCACAAGCTTTGCCTCCTCAGGAGTCAGTGATGATTTCGACAGCGTTAGCTGAATATCTCGCTTCAGAATTCGAATGTCCGTGACCCCATACCAAAAGCCATCCGATAGTTCGACAGCATCACCGATTTTGATCGCCAGATCAGTTTCAAGATGGGTTGGGTTCATATCGTCAACGTCGTGTAGATATTTCAACTTGAGCTTGCGCATATGCAGCTCGCCTCCTTTGCAGGCTGTGTTGTGTGAGAGCGCTCAGCCTAGCGCAAAGATCGTCACCCAGGCAGGGGTGAGCTGCCACTGGCCACCAATCAACCAGCGCCACGTCAGCCAGACGAAAACCGCCCGATCAACCTGGTTCCCCCCTTCACCTGGCTGCATCGGTGGACAAACTAGCGAGCAGTACGCCGCCCCTCACGCGCATGCCGAAGCGGGTCGAGCCATGAATCCAGTTGCTCCACCAATGCAGCCCCAACGGAAGTTAATTGCGATGAAGTCATTCAAGCAGATGATCAAAGATGGCGATGTACGCCGCGCAGACGCCATGCGAGTAAAGCTGGAGGATCTTCACGAAGAACCTGGCTTCAACCTACGCATTGAAGGCGCGGCACTCGAAGCCAGTATCGACCTGCTCGCTGAGTTCATCGCAAACGGTGGCCAGATCCCCCCTCTTGAAGTTCGCCCACGTGCAGAAGGTGGCGTTTGGGTTGTCGACGGCCACCGGCGTCGGCGGGCAATGCGAAAGCTCGATGAGGCAGGACGGCTTCCCCGCACGCCAAGCAAGCAAGACCCGGCTGTACTTGAAGCCTGGGTGCCAGTTATTGCGTTTGAAGGCAGCGATGCAGACCGTGTAGCACGGATCATTTCAAGCCAAGAGAACGAGAAACTCTCCCCGCTTGAGCTGGCTGAAGGCTACAAGCGATTAAAGGCCTTCGGTTGGACTCCGGAGCAGATCGCCAAGAAGGTTGGCAAGACTCGGCAGCACGTGGATCAGGTATTGACGGTTGGCAACGCTAACACCGATGTTCAGTGCCTTGTCGCTGCCGGCCACGTCTCGGCGACAACAGCCGCTCAGGTCGTGCGCGAGCACGGAGACGGCGCCGGAAAGGTACTTGGCGAAGAGCTAGAGAAAGCGCAGGCCAGCGGCAAAAACAAGGTCACGGCAGGCTCAATGAAAGGCCCCTCCATTCCCAAGCCGCGCCTTGAAGCCGTGCACAGAGCATCGCGCAAGTTGATTGCATCGCTTGGGCAAATCGACGAGGACAGCCGATCGCTCACTCTCCCCACCGCGCTTGTCCTCGAGCTGCGTAAAGCTCTCGAAGGCGCCACGCCGAGATAACTCATGGAAACGATCACCTGCGGCTCATGGATTGGCCAGCTCGGCAAGGCGCTGGCTCCACGCGAGCTCGAAGCAATGCTCTGGGTAGCTCAGGGCCTCACCACAAAAGAAATTGCCCGCCAGATGTCGGTAACCCCCGGCACCGTGGCCAACCGCATCGAGGCCGCGCTGTTCAAGTTGGAAGCAGGCCGCCGCATCGAGGCGGTCACCAAGGCCATGCGCCAGCAGATCATCAGCCCGCTCTGCATCGCCCTCGCTGGCCTCATCGCCATGCACGCAGTGATCAACGACAGCGACCCAATGCGCCGCGACCGCCGCGCGCCGGAGCGCCGCACCGCTCAAGTTCGAATCGTTCGCAAGGCCGAGGCCTTCGAATACCACGCCTGACCACACCGAGGATCACCCCATGCAGACAGCAATGCACCCTGCTTTCGAGCAGAAGCTTGCCGTGCTCGCGGCCCTGCTCGAGCGCAGCAAGTCAGTGAGAGCCGAGGCGCACGCCAAAGTCGCTCAGTCAGCCCCGCGTTACCAAGCATCGGGCAAGGCCGGCACCTGGGATGTGGTCGAGATCGCTACCGGCAAGGTGCAAGGCTTCGCCTACAGCTACAAGGCGGCAATGCGCTTTGTCGATGCCTGCGAGGCCGGGGCGGCAAGCAAGACAGGCACCCGGCAATGAGCAAGCGCAAGCCCCACAACATGCGGGTACGCCTGGAGCGGACCTGCCGGGCCTTAGTCTCTGCTAACCACGCCGCCGTGGTGAACATCGACCCCAGCGGCCAGCAGGTGCTGATCAACTGGAAGAACCTCAAGCAGATCCGCGTGCGCCAAGTCGTCGACGCCGTCTGCGACATCCCGCACCGCTGGACCATCTACCTCAGCGTGCTGTGCCGCGACCACTTCGGAGCGCGGTACCACAAGTCGATCGAGGTCGCGCCGCAGGGCAACTATCGGGCCGAGCACCTCACCGACGTGATCGAGGCGACCTACACCGAGCTGCGGGCCACGGCCAACCCCAACCACTTGGTGGCGGCCGGTTGGATCGCCATCCCTACCGACACAACGCTAGACGAAGCAGAGGCCGCCGAGATCTTTGCCGCTGTCGGCGCCTGGAATCAGCAGAAAGCAGCATGAAACGCATCACAGCACGCGTCCGGCACGGCCGGCGCCCGCAGCACATCAATCTGCCGCCCAGCGGCTTGGGAGGTATCAGTCATGGCGAAAACGCCAGCCCAGCGCAAGAGAGAACAGCGCGAGCGGGACAAGCTGACGGCAGAGGAGCGCGAAGCACTCTTGCTGTCACGCCGGATTGTCACGGACCTCTATCACAGCACGGACACCGCGCTTAAGCGTGTGATGGACCGCGTCGGGATCGAGGAAGAACAAGACCTAATTTCTAGACTTATCCACGGCGCAGACCGTCTCACGGATAAGCAGCTTGCATCAATAATCAAGATTCCGTGACGCCGTGCCGTGACAACCGGTTTAAAAAATTCCGGCCATTCTTATGCTAATCGTCTTCAGGCATACAAAGGTAACTTTTTTCCGCCTTCTTTCTCTCGATGTAACGAATAGTAAGCATGGCCTCATCAAAAACTGTATTAACTCTTCCACCAGTAAACTCGTTTATTGCAGAATTTTGCTTGTATTGTTTCCATCTACTCAATGATGCATTCAGAATCCTCAGGGAGACCGGATAGTACTCGGGAAATCTCCTGAGCTCATAAATCACCGCAACCTGGCGGTCGACGAAGGGGTCATCCCCTCTTGGACTTATATTTAAATCCTCAAGCAGCTTGTGATAGCGATCATATTGCTTACTGCGCTCCTCGGCATTCTTAACGCTCACGTAATGATACAAAGCGCAAAAAGCAACAACTAAAGATACAACCACAGCGATTGTGCCGTTGTATTTGTTTATTAACTCTAAAAGCCCCATACACAAAAGCCCTTACGTAAATCGAGGGTAATTTTTATCACATTTTTCAACAAGTCGCATGCTGCTACGGAGGGCGGCGCATGCATGGAGAAAGCCATGAGCTACTTCTACAAGACCGAATCGCAAAAGGTCCTGGCCGCAGTGCGCGCCTGGGACGAGAAGAAAGCCGCCTGGAACGCCCAGCGCGAGAAGCTGGGCCAAGCCTTCGGCGCCGATGCATCGCCGATGTACAGCGGCTCTCGCAACTACGTCGGCGGCATCAAGCTCAGCGCCAGCTGCGACCTGGACGTGCACTGGTGCCGGCCAGACGAGTACGGCTACCGCTCGCTGCGCCGGGCGCCCAAGCATGCCAAGGGCACTGACAAAGAGGTGCGCGCGGCCGAGAAGGCTGAACACCAGCGTCTCGAAGACCGCTGGAAATCACATTGCCCGGACGATATCGACCGCGACGAAATGTGGGAGGCCATCGGCGTCGAGCGCGGCGGCATCTGGCTCAGCGGCGGGGTGTGCTTCACCTACGGCGACACTGTGTATCTACACCTGGGCAGCAAGGCCGCTGACGGCGATGTCGAAGGCATGGTGGAGATTGTCAGCAGCGAGTACGAAACAGCCCGCCAGCGCGTGCTCAACGCGCGCACAACCGCCTGACCCTCCGGCGCTGCCAGCCAGCGCCTTCCCCTCTCAAACGATGAACGCCTCCCCGGCGAGAGCGGCGCCTATGCCAGCTTACGCCTTAGATAAACCTCTGTTTTAGAAAGATCTTGATTAAATGACCTAGCAAAATCGTCTTTAGAAACATCGCTTCGCCGATACATTATATTTGGCTGCCCCTTATTGATATCTACATAGGCTGCCCTCTCTGCCTGATCTATACGAGGGTCAGTTGAAAGCAAGTGGTTTTCTATGTAGTGATACAAATCCCAGCTTTTATCATTCAAAGGTTTAACTAGGAGCTTCAAATCACTTCCCCATAGCGCCTCGGCCTCAAGCAGGACAACATCAAGATTTCGACGAGCCTCGGTCACTAGCCTGAAGCGCTCATCATAAGCTGAGCAACGGCCGAGATAACGGCTCACTGCCTCACTCTGAGGCCCGGTAGACACTACAGTCGGTGAAAATTCACTCGCTAGCATCAGTGGATTCCTCACCCTATCCAGCGATTCGCGAAACTTATAAAGCTCAATTAGTGCTCGCTTCGCTAGTTCATGGCTAGCAGTACCAGACAATTGTCTTTGCCACGTAGACAGGCCAACGAGTCCCACATAGAAAGCCAGCCCGACTCCTGCTGCACTGGCGATAGTTCCAATAATTGAAAAGACATCTTTGGTCAACGCCCAATCAGCGTCCGTCAACGCGAGACAAAACGACATGTGGATACTCTCCCCTTTCCTAACTAACTCGCAATCATAACGGCCAGGAGTAAGCATGCCCATCACCTACGGAAGCGTCTGCAGCGGCATTGAAGCTGCGACCGAGGCCTAGCACCCGCTAGGTTGGAGCGCCGACTGGTACGCCGAGATCGAGCCGTTCCCATGCGCCGTGCTGGCTCACCACTACCCGAACACGCCGAACCACGGCGACATGACCCGCCTGGCCGCCATGGTGCTTTCCGGCAAGATTCCGGCGCCCGAGGTGCTGGTCGGCGGCACTCCCTGCCAGGCCTTCAGCGTGGCCGGCATGCGCGAAGGCCTGGCCGATCCCCGCGGCGCCCTCACCATCAAATACGTGGAGCTGCTCGATGCAATTGACCATGTTCGAACAAAGCGCGGCCAGCCCGAGGCCACCTGTCTCTGGGAAAACGTCCCCGGCGTCCTATCCGATAAGGGCAACGCCTTCGGATGCTTTCTTGGTGCGCTTGCTGGGGAAGACTGCGAATTGCAGCCTTCAGGGAAAAGATGGCCGAACGCTGGTTGTGTGTATGGACCCAAGCGAACAGTCGCTTGGCGGATCCTGGACGCCCAATATTTCGGCCTGGCCCAACGACGCCGCCGTGTGTTCGTTGTCGCAAGTGCTCGAGCAGGGTTCGATCCCCTCGAAGTACTTTTTGAGCGCGAAAGCGTGCGCCGGGATACTCCGCCGCGCCGAGGCGAGAGGCAAGACGTTGCCTGCACCCTTGATGCTCGCACTGAAGGAGGCGGCTTCCCTGGAACAGACGGAGCTACAGGAGGCCATGTAGTCTCACCACCAGATTGGCCGAGGGTATTCGGAGGAAACAACACAAGCGGGCCGATTGATGTAGCGCCAGCTCGCAACGCTTGCTCCAGCGCCAGTGGACGGATGGATTTCGAATCCGAGGCTTTTGTTGTGAGCGGTACACTCCAAGCCAACGGCAAGGCGGCCGGAAGCGCCACTCAGCAGGACGCCGAAAGCGGCATGCTGGTGGTCCACGCCACACAAGATCCCGATGTCCGATACGAGCAGGCTCACACGCTCGGGCGGAACAACGGCATGGAAAACGCCGTGCTCGCCTTCGCCGAGAACAGCAGGGCCGAGGTGCGGTTGGAAGGGGGGATGGCCAAGTAGTGGGAACACTCTCAGCTGGGGGCGGAAAGCCCGGCCAGGGGCAGCCATGCATCGCCTTCAGTTGCAAGGACCACGGCGCGGATGCTGGCGAGTTGGCTCCCACGTTGCGAGCCATGGGACACAGCGGCAGCCACCCCAACTCTGGCGGCCAGGTGGCAGTGCAAGGCCCCAGCGGTGTGCGCCGCCTCACCCCGCGGGAGTGCGAGCGCCTACAGGGTTTTCCTGACGACTACACACTGACCCCCTATCGCGGGCGCGTCGCAGGCTTGTGCCCGGACGGCCCACGCTACAAGGCAATGGGCAACAGTAAAGCGGTGCCCGTCGTGCGCTGGATCGGACGGCGCCTCGAGAACCAGCTCATAGCCAGCCTGAGCGTGTGATTGCATCGATAAGCCGCACAACAGCGGCCAAGAAGTTGATCCAGTCAGTAAATCGCTTCATAGCGTGATGCCCCGTCGATGTGATGCGCACATCGTTGCATCACGACTTTCGAAGGCGTACTGGGTGAAACATTCATCAGCCTAAGCATGCCGGGAAACTTTTCCCGATAAACACCCCCTTGACATCCCATTCGGTCGTGATGATCGCGAGGTATCCCCATGCCCACAGAAAACCGATCCAGCAACACCGAGATGATCAGCGTGCCCGAAGGGTTCATGCTGGTAGAGCGCAGCATCTGGACAGAGCAGCAGGTCGAGGCAGCCACAGCGTGCATCACTCGCTTGAAGGGCGTGCCAGGCATGCGCGACTGCGACTTGGCGATGGCTGCCATAGATGCCGCCCAGTGCAAAGCACCCGATATCGCCCTTCTGGTGGACCAAGGAAGAGGCAGAGCGCGATGCGGCGGAGACTGGGCTGCCGATTGTTGGGCTGGGGCCGATGACAGATAGCTCGGAGGTTGAGCGGCTGCGCGGCGCACTGAGATTCTATGCAGACCGAGAGCACTACCATCTCGAAAGCGGGAACTGGGACAACGTGAGCGGCGAGCCGCTGAATATGCTTTGGCGTGGTGACGAGCCTGATTTCATCGAGGACGGCTCAGTAGCGAGGGCTGCGCTGGCCGTCAGCATAAAACCCAGCTCCAGGTGAAAACCGCAGCTCCTTCTGCGATTTAGTATCAAGCTGGCAACGTTGGCTTATCTCGTTGGCGGAGGAATGCCAGCCAAGCCTCATACGAAGACTGATACCAGCCAACCGCGTCATCCCAGTCGACGCCGCTGACCTCGCCCTTACCAATTAGGTGTCGGAGTCTGGAATTTGATGCATCAAGATCAAGCAGGTGCCTATGGGACATGTAGCGAAAATCTTCATTGCTTAGCATTGGACTTGTGTCCTGAAGGGCTGGCTCGAGGATACGGGCCGATCTCCCTGTACTGCTATTGTGGCATCAAATCAGATCTGCTGGTTCGCAATTACTTAAATTCGGACGATCTGACAAGAGCACGTTTGTACTCACAGCTTAACGTCTCTCCCCTTTATCTCGAGGCAGCGAGCAGGTCAGAAGCAGGCAGACCTTCTGTTGCAACCAGACGAGCACGGCCCACACCCCACGCCAGTGCCCTGGTCATCGACTCACCAGGTCGAGAATCAAAGGCCTCTTCATGTATGGCCATGCCCCCAGGTGCGTATACCCCGATGAACATCTGCGTGTTGCCTGTCCGCGACAGTCGCACCTGAACATCGATGTATGTCCCATCGTCGAGTGTCTCCTCATTAGTGCGGTGGTGGAGCGTCGGGTCTGCCCAAGCCCAGAAAACATCACCTCGAATTCTCATGCCGCCCTCCTACGACTTTAGTTGTAGTTAATGCTGTATTGCCACCATAGCTAACACCCATTTTTACGCAAACCTGCCGGGCGCGTCTGTGAGCTGAATCGGACAACCGGCAACCCCTCTCCCCTCTATTCACATCCGCGATATGGCGGCCAAGGGATCAGCTGCGCAGACGCTTCACGACGCCGGCGGCCATGAGCGCGGCGCCCGGTATCCATAGACCAGCATTCGAAGTGCCCAGCCCAACAGCAAGCAGCGCGATACCAACAGCAAACATAAGCGTTCTCCCTAACTAGAAGTATCCATTTCAGAACCCGCCAATTTAAGCACAAGCAGGTCGCAGGAGCGGCCAAGGACGAAGTCATGCCTGCAAAAAAGCAACCGGCTTGGCCGGACCACTTCCGATACGCCGACGAGATCAGCCCTGATGGGGTAACGATCGTCTGCCAGCGCTTTGTCGTTCTTCGCGAGTCGGAGCACTGCTATTGGATTGCTCCCTATCGCTTTGTTGGCCTGGCCCGGATATGCGTCGCCGAAGGCCGCAAGAGCCCGCACATCAAGCGCGTACTGAAAGAGTCGCATGGACGCCGGTTCGCATACCCGGACAAGGCGAAGGCCCTTCATTCCTACAAGGTCAGGAAGCGGCGCCAGCTCGGCCACGCACAGCTCGCCATGGAGCGTGCGAAGACCGCCCTTGAAGACCTCAACGGCGTGGACCCGATTGCAGATGAGCGACTGTGCTCGGGCGGCGACTTCATCAAAGAGCTGAACTGGGAGGACTATTGATGACCCGCCTAGCCCTCTGCGTCCTGCTGCTGGCCACCGGCGCCAGCGCAAACGAACTGCCGTCAGGCCTCTCGTCCTTCGAGGATAAGCCGCGCGGCGTCGTTTGCTACGTCATGAACTCGCTGGGCAACAACGCCATCAGCTGCGTGAAGGTCTGGCTTCCGCAAGTGGCCGGCAACCAGCGCCAGCTCTCCCCGCACGAAACCCAACCCGAACCTACACCCACTATGGCGCCTGGGCGCTGGATTGATGAGAGGTATCAGCTGTGAAGATCGGAAAGCTGTTTCTAGGACTGAACTGGTGCTACGGCGGCAAGGATGAGGCTGTTGTCGCCAGCTGGGCGCTCAAGTGCGGTTACTGGCGGTGGGCGATCTGGTGGCGCAAGCCAAAGAAAGTGCTGTGCCCTCCAGCCTTCGGGCCATCCATGGCAGCCGGCACCCGGTACTACATAGGCCATGGTCACTTCGGCGCCTGGGCGCGACTTCCGCTGATTGGCTCGTTTTCCATATCAACCCAACCGCCCTACCCAGCGCAGGTGCAGCCATGACCGACCTGATCGCAAGGGGGCCGCGATGACAGCCGAAGTATTCCAATTTCCGGTCAAGCGCCGGCTCCAAAACAACCAGGTGGCAGCCAACCAGGCCGAGCGCAAGAAGCTAGCCGACTGGTTCCGGGCTATCGCTCAGCACATCGAAGGAAACGAGGTCGAGCGTGAACCGTTGGCCGCGATGATCGTGCTGAGCAGCAGTGCAGGAGATGAGGTGCTTCACATGGGATACGCGGCTGACGCGGTCGACATCCGCCAGGCCGGCAGCGCCGCCTCCCGCTGGTCCGGCCTCTCGTATCAGCGCCGCGGCGGAAACTTCTTCGACCGCATCAAGTAACCCCTCCCCCTACAACTCAAGCCCGCCGACATGCGCGGGCGAGGATCCTCTATGTCCGCAACTACTCGGTTCCACCAGGTGGCAAACGACGCTCTGGTGATGATTAGCGAAAACCTAAATCCAGGCGCCAAGCTCGCTCTTGTCATCTACACCGCAGACCAGCCCGAACTGGATATCGTCCTGAAGGACAGTGGCTTAGATGTCGATGAAGTCGTGAACACGTTGCGCCGGCGCGGAGGCCTCAGCCTCGACGGTGAAAACGGCTATAAACGCTCGCTCTGCGAGGTCATCATCGGCGCCCTTGCCACGGGCAAACAGAACAATAACCCGCCGCCTGCCGATCACTGGGGCCTGGAGTTCTGGGATATCGGGCGCGCCGAGGGCGCACTGCAGGAAGAACTGGTGCAGGCGCTGCGCCTGGTGCGCAAGGAGCTGGACGCTTGCCAGCGAGTGATCCATTACGCGGGCGGCTTCGATCCGGCCTACGTCAACGAGGCACAGGCCGCACTGAAGGTCGCCGACGCAGTGCTCGAAAAGACTACCGCCTGACCACCAACCTGCCGCCACCGGCGGCGTGGAGACCATCCCATGGATACCGAGATCCTTTCGGACGAAGAGCTGGTGGTGATCACCGGCTACAAACCCCGGGCGTGGCAGCGCCGCTGGTTAAAAGAGAAAGGCTGGCATTTCGTCGAGAGCCGCGGTGGTCGGCCCCTGGTGGGTCGCCTGTACGCACGCCAAAAGCTCAGCGGCGTGGTGATCGATACCGTGCCTGTCGCTGCAGCCCCGCCCCCGGCGCCCGCCTGGACCCCTGATTTCTCCCGAGTAAAGTGAAATGCGACCCAGAAGTACCGAGAACCGCGACCTGCCGCCGGGCATGTACCGGCGCAAGCGGACTAGAAAAAACGGAAAAGTGTGGGTTGGGTACTACTACCGCGATCAGGCCGGCAAGGAAATCCCTCTCGGTACCGACCTGGTGCAGGCCAAGCTGAAGTGGGCCGATTTCGAAGCCAAGGCCACCCCGGCCGAGCTGACAACCATGAAAGGGATCTTCGACGAGTATCTGCTGAAGATCATCCCGGGCAAGGCCGCCAGGACCCAAAAGGACAACATCTACGAGCTCAAGCAGCTGCGCGCAGTGTTCGACTCGGCGCCGATCGACGCCATTACGCCAGCCATGATCGCGCAATACCGCGACTCGCGGTCGGCGAAGACCAGAGCGAACAGGGAAATCGCCCTGCTCTCGCACGTATTCAACACGGCCAGGGAATGGGGGCTCACAACCCGAGACAACCCGTGCCTGGGCGTGAGGAAGAACAAGGAGAAACCGCGCGATTTCTACGCCAACGAAACGGTGTGGCAGGCGGTGTATGAGGAGGCTCCACCGGAGCTGAAGGATGCGATGGACCTGGCGTACCTGACTGGCCAGCGGCCGTCAGACGTGCTTTCCATGCGCAAGGAGGATATGGAGGGGATCTACCTGCTGGTCAGCCAAGGCAAGACCGGCAAGCGACTGAGGATCGTCTTGGAGGTGGACGGGGTGAAGAACAGCCTGGGTCAGTTGCTCGAGCGAATCATGCGCAGGACCAGCGAGCACCTGTCGCCGTTCTTCATCGTCAACGAGCACGGCAAGCGCATGAGCTGGCCAATGCTGCGCAACCGGTGGTCGGATGCCCGCGAGAGTGCAAGGGTCAAAGCTGAACTGGAGAAGAAGCCAGACCTGGCCAATCGAATCGCCCAGTTCCAGTTCCGCGATATCCGGCCGAAGGCCGCATCAGAGATCAACGACCTGAGCGAGGCAAGCGTGCTGCTGGGCCATTCTAAAGAGGGAATCACCGAGCGCGTTTACCGGCGCGTCGGCGCCATCGCCAAACCCTCGAAAGGCTGA